TGTATCTCCTTTACAAAGACTTAAACAAGGAATGTTAGGACCTTGCCAGATAACGCAGTTAGATGATACCTCTGAACATCCTGTGCTTTTATAATTTGAACCTACGGGAAGCATTTTTTATAAATATAAGAGTACACGACTATAGTGTACACTATAATATAAACAATTAATCACTAATAAAAAAGACCCCCGAAGGAGTCTTTTTATTAAAATTAAAAATAATTAGAGATTACTCTACTACAGACATAGTAGGTTCTGCAGGAGCTTCAGCAGCAATGTGCTCAAAGGTATCCAAATTGATCTGACCTTTACCGTAGTTAGCTTCAATAGATTGGAAGAACTCATTCTGTTCTTTTACTACTTCAGCCATTGCTTCTTTTACTTTCTCTTTTACAGAAAGCAAGTCATTCATCTGGAGTTCGATCTTACCCAAATCCATAATTACGTTTTGAGTCTTTTGTTGGAAGCCTTTGATTGCTTCTACTTCTTGTTCGGTTAACTTAGTTGCCATGATATATTGTTTAGTTGGTTTATGCAAATATAATGCTTTTCTATAAATCCTGCCAAATTAGCAGTCTTCTACCTTAGCAGCAGAGAATAAGCTGACAAGTTTTGCTTTCAAGTGGCTGTAGCCAAATGCAAAAATGTCAACACCTTCAGCTGAAGATAAATCAGGAACAGTGTTAGTTACTGTGTATTCCTCGGTAACTTCTTCAGTAGTGTACTCTTTTACAGTGTACTCTTCTGATACCTCTTCACCTTCTGCGTTAGTGATAGTACGAGTCTTAACTACGTCCTTCTCTACTGGTTGCATCATAGTGCGAGTCTTTACCTCTTCTACTTGCTTAGTCAAAGGAACAGATAAGTACTCACCAATTGCTTGGTTACGTGCTTGATCTCCACCCATAGGGCCCATAGAAGCGTTGTTAGGAGTAGCATCTTCTTCACTTAAGTAAAGTTGAATGCGGAAGTTAGCGTTACCAGATTTAGAAATTTGGTAATCAGCAATACGGACGTAAGCATTTTGGGTTATCCCTTTATCGGTACCAATGCTTTTTGTGATTTTAAGTGCCATTGTTGTAAAATTATAATTTTATGTTTGTATACATATCAAATATACTAAATATATTTAAGTTTGTCAAGTTACTTGTTCTTTAGGAGTTCTACTTCAGCCCTAAGAGCCTCAATTAATGCTTGCTGTTCTTTCATGGCTTGAACCAATACAGGTACTACTTTTTCGTACATAACTGTTTTGTATCCATCACCTCTAGTGTGCACTACTTCTGGCAATACCTCTTCAAGTTCTTGAGCAATAAAACCAAAGTCTGCTCCTTCTCTATCAGATACATTCTCAGTAGGTACCCAATCAAATGTTACAGGTCTAATCTGGTCAATCTTATCAAGACCCTCTGTCATACTAACAACATTAGTCTTAACTCTTGAGTCTGATAAACCTTGTACAATAGTACCCTGCCACTCAAGATTATTGGTGTTTTTAGGGACTCTTCCTACAAGTTGAAAACTATTATTAACTTTTCTTTCTAACCTTAATTCTTGACCACTCCAATCAGGAGCATTACTTATCCATCTGTATGATTGAGTTTGACCACCATCTGCATCACCTACTAATTCAATAGAGGCTGATGTTGCTTGACCATATGGTACTGATCCTCGGACAACAATTTTAGGGGTACCTCCTTCAACAATAGTTAAAGTATCACCCACCATGTCAACAACTGTTCTCCAATCACACCAAGCACCACGACCAGTTCTATAGTGAAGTTTTCTACTGTTAGCAATACTATTTCCAGCATTGTCAGGAAAATACATTTGAAACATATCTTCTCCTGAAATTCCATAAGAAAGCAAACTACCATAATTATGTACACTACTTGGAGGACGACCAACTCCTGTAGCTCCAGAAGCTGAAGCAACTCTTAGTTTACCACTAGTGTAATAAGTATCCCAGTTTTCACCTACAAGATATCCATATGTATTTAATTGACCAGCATTAGTAGCACTTCCTGCAGACCCTGCGCTGCTAGCATAGTTTACAGACTGAGAACCAATGTTTCCAGAATCAATAATGGTTCTCCAAGAACTAAATCCTCCATTAGCAACTACACGAACTGCAAAGTTATTACTATGGAATGCGTGCGCTAGTTGAAACCCATAGTTTGGATTCCAAGAGTTACCCATACAGTTAATCCAATGAGTCCAATCTCCAAATGGATTTCCAGTTGGTTGATTGTAGAAGAAGAATCCAGACTTTTGTGCAGTGTTATTCATGTCAGAATAATTAGTGCTACCAAATGATCCATCTCCGAATATAATTCTAGAAGAATCAATACCATCAATAAGTTCTGAGTCCGCAGCCTTACCTGAAGTTGTTAACCAACCACCATAATTTCCAAGTTGATTTCTTACGTGAGCAAGACTTGACTTTCTAGACCACCCATCACCATTAGAAGTAATAAAACTACTAATTGTTGGGTTCTCAGATTCACCAGTACTAAAATTAATATGGCTTGCATATATATACCCATTAGCATCACGTTGGACAACATGGTTTCCATTTATCCCAGTTGAGTAACTAAATCCTAATGAAGTTAAAAAACCTCCATAGTTGCCTAAGTCATTGGTAAATTGAGATAGAGCAGTAGGACGAGAACTTACGTTAGTCCATGCTACTGAGTTAGCAACAGCAGAAGTACCGTTATAATAAGCCCCATCGCTAGTGATAGAAGCACTTTGACCAAGATATATAGTATCTCTTGAGTAGTAATTTAAATATATCCCAAAACCATCTTTACAATCTATATGTAAATTTCCGTTTGATGAAGATACTGTTGCATGATCAACTGATCCACCATTTCCACCAAGTCTAGTATATTGACCAGAAGTATTTGGTCCAAGTAATATTTCCCCACGCCCTCTAAAGGATGTCTCAGTACTGTTTGGATCTAAATAATAAGTAGTATCATTAGAATCATAAAAAATAGGAGCCCTCATAGAACCACTAGCATGTATATTACCACTAGTATCAATTCCTGCTACAGTTGCCCCAGCTGCTTCAGAATAAAAATGGAAAGATTCAGTACCCACTAACTGATTAGTTGTTCTCTTACCTACATACCAAGAAGAACCTGATCCACCAACATAACGTACCATTGCCTCATATCCATTTCCTGGATTGATTGTTAAATATTTGTGCGATGCACCAGTTATATTAATAGGAGTGGTATTTGTACCAATAATGCCAAAATAACTAGCATCATTAATACTGTTTCCGTTTACGTACATAGTGCCATACAACCAGTTTGTACCTGTGCTATATATACCTGCTGGGTGATATGATGCTTCTCCTGTTCCTCCTACGTTAGCATTGCCACGGTAAGCTGCTGAGTACATTGTTCCTACTGCATATATTGTACTAGCAGACCAAATATAACCATTAAAGTTGGATATCATCCATTGAGCATAAGCTGAACTTGCTCCAGTAAAGTTAGATGTTAAAACCCCGTTACCACTTGAGTTAGCTGCAGACATACCAACCAATTCAGCTCCAAGTGTTGTGTATCCACCAAAAGTGTGATTTCCACTAGGAGCATTTTTCCAGTATAGTCCCCAGTTAGCGGCATTTTCCTGGAATATCCATGCATCAGCTTCTGATACAGCGTGTTTTAATAAAACTGAACCACTTGAAACAGTTGTAACTATTCCACCGCTTAGTGTTAATGATCCATAAATCTCAGTGTTTCTACTAGAATCCGTTCTCAAACTCCAGTTACCTGCGTTATTTAGAAAACCAATGTTGTTGCTAGTATCAGCATAAACATATCCACGAATAGTACTTTGGTGATTACTTCTAAACTGAAGCTCAACAGCACCTCCACTTCCTGTAATAGCCCAAGCTCCACTTGAGAGTGAATAGAAGTGAGTTCCGTAATCTTGGTTATACATACCTTGAGCACCATACTGACGAAGCCATCCAGAAGTATAGATTTGTGCCCATCTATATGAACCATTACCAAGAGAGTTCTCAGCATCACTATATGGAGTTACATCTACAGTATCAAAAGCATATCTTCCAGGACTATTAAAATATACACCATTGCTGTTTCCTATATTTTCAAAATAAAGCCATCCATTATTATTGTAAGGACCTATTGCTAAATAATTAGAAGCAGAACCATAAAGTTTTATATAACCAGTAGCTTCATCGGATATTAACCTTGTATTGGTAGTACCAAGATTAATTTGCACAAGTCTTGATGTACTATTAGGATCAAGATAATATCCAGTGTCTTGAGAGTCGTAGAAGATAGGAGCCCTCATATCAGTGTTAGAGTAAATAGTTCCTCTAACATCTAAAGTATAAGCAGGGTTACCTCCAGAACCATGAGCACCCCAATCTCCTCCAATACCTACAGCGTTATCTATAATACGCATAATAGTATTACCTTGATAACCTGCTATACCATTGTGAGGATTCCAGTTAGTATTTCCGTAAGCATTATTTGAGAATCCAAAATCCATAAATTCCCCAGATCCACCACATCCAATAACCCACTGTCTTTGACTTAAACCGTTAAATGTAAATTGAATAGTTGGGCCATGTGAAGTGTTACCTGTTTCTGTGTGATTTAAAGTCATCACAGGATAAGCTCCTGTTAAATATACTGTAGGACGAAGGTTACCATCCTGCATTGTATAAGGAGTAGAATTACCCCCTACAATTAGACGGTTTCCAAAATTACCTGCAGCGCCTCCATTTACATATAAATCTCTACTAAAACTTGCAAAATAAGTAGAGCCATTGTACCCTATGGAAGCAAAAGTATTATTACCTGAAGTATCATTCATGATACGCAAATAACTCTCAGCGTTATTACCATTAGTGTCTAGTCGTAATGTTATATCGTTGAATGAGTTAATGGAGATATTATCACTGAAACTACTATCAAAATTAGTAGACATAATACCATGATTGTATGGTTCATCGTAGTTTGCATTCCAATCAAAGGAAATCATTGCTACTCGTCCCAACTTACTACTATAACTTCCATAACCTTCCATGAAAGCACCTGTGTTTACATAGTGTCTTATTGCTGTAATTCCATTGTCTGTAAAATAACCAGATACATTACCTGTACTTCCTTTAATTCTAAAACCAGTACCTGTATAGTAAACCATCTCTTCCCAATCATCTGCAGCATTCCACAAGTAGTGATTGTTATCATTGTTGGTTCTTAGATAAAGTTTATTATCATTAAGACCAAAAGAACCCCCCAAACTACCGTATGGAACATATCTATTATCTGATTCAGTTTCTGTATAGTATCTATCGTCATGGTTATGAGAGGGGAGAGAGGTAAGATACCCTGCACTTGCATGATTACCCCACCCATAAGCCGTGTTCCAATTTGAAGAATTGTCTGTGAAGTTACCACTATGATAAATAGTCCACCAAGGAGTATTCCATGCTCCAGAATATCCAGATCTCCAAACCAAGGTAGTTCCGCCAGCATGAACCCCTGCTATTTGCCACATAGTATCAGAAGCAGCTACGTGTAAAATAGGCGCATAGTTAGGATTACCTCCTGTTCCATTTTCATTCCTAATTACTCTAGTATAACCACTGCTAATATTACTAGTTCCATTTCCTAAGAAAGTAGTAAATATTCCTGTTGTTGTATCTCCAGATGTAATATATCCACTGTTATTCGTAAACTGAGAGATATTCATACTACTCAAAGCACCTGCAGTTGTAGCGTACGATACGTTCTGAGACCCAATATTTCCGCTGTGAATTAAAGTTCTAAAGCTACCACCTGTATAGAATGTTCCGTTAGCATACAAGTAAGAAGTTCCGCCAACATTAGACCCAATATAAGTACCATAATCTCCATTCCATCCAAAAGCGTCAGCCATTGCCCCGTGAGAGAACATTGTACCGCTAGATCTTGTTGTTTCAATTCCTCCTGCTATTTTTAAGGATGTGCCAGCATTTGGATCTAAATAGTAAGTTGTATCATTTGAATCGTAGAAAATTGGTGCACGTAATGAGTTGCCTGCTTGCAAATAGTTATTGACATAAACATTATTACCATCAATTTCCATTTGAATACCATGCTGCCAATCATAGAAATCAAGTTTATTAAATGCAAATCTTGCCAAACTACCAATATTTTCTAAAGCGATTTGAGAACCTTGTCCATTAAACCATGTTGTATTTCCACTAATATATGTTCCAGCTAAATATGCGTTTCCACCTACGTGCAATTGTCCAGCAGTCTCAAATCTAGCGTTGGTATAAATACCTCCGTTATTTGAGTTTAAGTAATATGATGCTCCATTAAGATAGAAAGCATTTGAAGCAAAGAAGTTTGTTGCGTAACTATTTGTAGTAGTTATGTTGCCAATACCGCTAATGTCTATACCTTGTCTTAGGTATCTGCCGTCAAGTAGAGATTGCTTTTTAGTTCTGAGACCATCAATTCTAGAAGAGTTAACCTGACCAAGAGTTAAAGGCGTAGGTGCATAAACATCATATTGATTTGTACCTGACCAAGCATCATCATAAGATAATGTACTTGCACTATATAAAATATCAGGTGCACCACTTTGATAGAAACCGTTGATAGGTTGATCTGAAAATAAGTGATAAACAGCTCCACCACCTCTAAGCATAAAAATATAACCCATAGAGTGACTGTATATAAACATATCAGCACACACATTTGTATAGGATTCATTAAATACCCTAATACGATCAGCATATTCTGCTCCTCCCCAACCACCAAAGTTACCTTCCCAATCTAAGAGAAGACCTCCGTGGTGTACCCCAGTTCCAATTGGATCCCAAGGAGCTGTTTCTCCATAACCACGCTTAATTATAATTCTTCTCCAAACATCTTGGTCGCCTCCCCAGAATTGTACAGCATAAAAAGTATTTGCATTTCCGTTAACTGTAATATCAACCTTGTAAGGAAGTGTTGTAACATCTAAAGTATTCTTAAGTAATTGAGTCTGAGTCCCAGTTAAATTCGTACCATCAATGTACAGGTAATTTGTATAAAGAACGTTTAAGTTACTTGTACCTGCAAAGTCTCCGTAGTAGTTTGTATTCTGAGAATCATAATAAATTGGTGCTCTAAAACTAGCAGTAGAATAAACTATACCGTTAAAAGTAGAATCTGCATTATTACCGTAGGCAAAATTAGCACCTCCATAAGTCGAAAGACCATACCCTGGAGTATTTCCCTCGCCTTGTCCCCATCCACCTGGATGACCTATACCTACTTTATGGTAAAGGTGCATATATTCATTTGTGAATCGTCCACGAATACCATATACATTAAGGGACTCACCTCCAGAGAAGTAGGTCGTTCCACCTATTGTTTGTCCTCCAGAGGTTGTTATAACGTTTGCAGGTACACTTGTTAAAGCATAACTCCCGATGTTACCTGTGTGTATAGACTGGTAACCGCCTATTGTGGTATTGGATAATAAATTAGCCATTTATCTTTTTGTTTAATTCTTGGACTTGATTAGTTAATTCTTTTACTGCACCTATAAGAGCAGCAGTTAAGCGAGAGTAGTTGACCCCTACAGGTTCTCCGTTCTCATCATATTGTACAAATTCTGGATACACTTCAGCAACTTCTTCTGCAATAAGACCTAGTTCTGTGGTCTGAGACCCAATCTTATTGTAAGTGACTGGTCTCAAATTTACTACCTTTTCTAAATTTCCCTCGCTTATTTCTATATTTTCTTTTAGTTTAAGTGAAGATGATTCTGTAAGGAATCCACCTATATTTAAGTTTCCAGGAAAAGAAGTGTTACCTGCTCCATCTAATAGTGTAGCAGTTCTAGTTAAATTACTAAACACTCCTGTGTATTGTCTTACATAAATAGGTTCAGTACCATCATCAGAAGTTGCAATTTCAAGATACCCAGCATTAGTAGTAGTACTGTTTGCATATATTCTCCAAAAATCGTTAATTCCTACTGTTCCTTGTAATGCTGTACCTACATCATTTACAAATAATATAGTTCCACTCATTGTGCCTCCAGCAAGAGGAAGCTTAGTAGCAATACTATTAGTTACTGTAGTAGCAAAGTTTGAATCATCTCCTAAAGCAGCAGCCAATTCATCAAGTGTATCTAAAGCACCAGGTGCTCCTGCAATTAAGTTGTTGATTTGGGTTGTTACATAAGATGTAGTAGCGTAACTATAAGAAGCATGATTTCCCCATGAGTAAGCTGTATCCCAGTTAGACTTATTATAACCACTAATTGCATTAGCTCCATTAAAGAAGTTTTGAATCTGTGCGTCTGTATAAGCATTTGTTATACCATAACCAGATATGGTTGTAGGTGTACTTGTAATAGTAGACCAAGCTTGAGTATGCGCAGTTACACTTGTAAGATAACCCGCAGAGGCATGATTACCCCATCCGTATGCAGTGTTCCAATTTGAAGAGTTACCTCCAGAAGCAGTAACAGTACCAGCAAAGTCACCACTACCTCCAAAAGTAATATCGTTGTTATTAAGGTTACCCATAAATAACCAACGAGAGTTTGCTTGTTGTGCCCAACCAGTGCTATTAGTTCCAGAACCATTTAAAATATAAAAATAATCACTGTTAACATGAATCATAGCGGATCTATGATCAGTATCTTGAAGATACAATGTTGGATTATTATTATTAATATAGAGACCAGTATTTGTACTTGCACCTCTAGAAGTTACACTCTGTAAGGTATCGGTCTCAGTATAACCTGTAATATAACCAGCAGGATTAGAGTCTGAATAAGCGTTTCTCCATACTACAGTATCCCTATTAACATAAGAAGAAATATCACTTGTACCAATAATAGACCAACCTTCTCCGTATGTTCCTCCATCACTTCCACTATAACCAAGCCAAAGATCTCTAGCAACAATTACAGGGTAGTTCCAAGAACCCCCATAGATAATAAATACTGTTTTTCCTGAACTATTTCTTGCTACTTCAATAGTAGGCTTGTACTGAGGATTAGAACCATGAGCTTCAAAACCAATAAAACCTCCATTAGGTTCTGGATTCCAGTAACCTCCTAAATCAATTTTAGTTTTATGGTTTGTAGAACTATAATTACCAAAAATTTCAATAGTAAAACCTCCCATCTGATAATCATCCTGTGGAACATTAGTCTCAATAATATAGTAAGTAGACCCTCCACTATTATCTGAACGAGAAGCTAATACTCCAGATGCTGTTTTTACGGGATTACTTGTACTAGCAGTAAAACGTTTTTTAATTACAGAAGCTTCAGAAAATGACAAACTACCAGTCATGGTATCACCTGTAGTATTAACCCATATATCTGAAACCGAAGTTAAAAATCCTTGTGAGTTAACCCAAGATTGTGTAGCAACAAGGTTACCACCAAAATATCCATTCATGTAGATATTACCAGATACATAAAGATTATTACCTTCACTACCTGCTCCTATTTGTACATGATTGCCAGTATTTTGATATTGTAACCAGAGGTGATCTGCAGCAGCACTTTCAGCAGATTTACCGTAAATATGTCTTACCTGAATTCTACCATCACCAGTTCCTCCTACATTAAGCCTTGCAGCAGAAGCATTCCAAGCAGTAGCAGAAGTTATAGTTACATCATTACCCATTGTTATTGGGCCTCCACCGTAGATATAAGGAGTAACTAAATAAGTGTCAACATAATGAATACCAGTTGTTCTGGAGTTCCCATTTATGTCTAGTTTGTATCCAGGACTGGTAGTCCCAATGCCGACATTACCTGCACTATCAATAACAAAATCAGCTGTACCAGAAGAAATAGCACCACCATCCCCAAATGAAGGATCTGTAGTCGAGTCTACAGATCTAATAATTGCAAACTTATTAACATTTAGACCGCTAGTAAGCATAAATCTTCTAGCTGAACTTGTCCATCCACTGTCTGCATTTAAGATTAATACTCCATAGTTACCATAACGATTAGATGAATCATATCTCATCGCATAACCACTTACTCTAGTAGTGTATGTTGATGAAGTCGTACTGCCATAAGAATTACCAAGATTTGTATTTCCTTGAACTGAAAGACTATCAGTTGGACTAAAAGTTCCAATGCCTACACTACCTCCATTAAAATGAGTTATTCCGTTAGATCTAAGAGCAATAGTTGTTGATCCAGCTGATGTACTTGCAAACAAACCAGCATCTATTCCCCCATTTACATAGGCATTGATATTACCTGCCACGTGAAGTTTTTCATTTGGACTAGATGTGCCTATACCAACATTACGAGTAGAACCTTTAATTGCTAAAGCATTACCTGAGTAAGTATCAATAAAGAAATCATCTAAGCCATAATCTCCAGTACCTATTATAGTATCTGAATTTCCTCTGTCTCTAAGAGTTATTCTTGGTCTGCTTAAAATATCTAAAAGTATTCCATCAGCAGTAGTGTCACTATAAATATTTAATTTTGTTGATGGTGCAGTAGTACCAATACCTACATTACCTGAAGAGTTAATAACTACTAAGTTAGCAGTACCACCATTGGGTCTAAAATTAAATCCTTGGCCTGTAGCTGCCATAAAATACATGCCATCAGTAGTATTATTAGCAGCTAATATTCTATTAGAACCATCACCGTTATATCCAAAAGATACTGAACGATACGCTCCACCATAAGTTGCATCAGTTCCTATATTTACACTATTAACAGAAATATTAGTAGAGGTAGTTGCTCCTCTACCTGTTACACTTGCAAGTGTATCAGTTTCTGTGTAAGAAGTAAGATAACCTGGTCCGTTTGTTAATTGATTTAAGTTAGTTAAGTTACCAGCATGCCAAACTGTATTGTTCTTCCAAGTTAGTGTATTAAAACCAATTGCTAATCCATTAGCAGCTGTTGCACTAGCTACACCATATCCAGCTGTAATAATAGCAAATTCAGATTGAGAACCATCTGTGTCAGCAGCTAGAGTAAAAGTTCCATAAGCTTGAAGCAATCCATAAGATAAAGCAGTTGGTTGGGAGTTTGCAGCAGCAGCAACCCCATTGCCCATTAATAATGCTCCCGTAAGAGTACCCCCTGCTAGTGGAAGCTTAGCGGCTATACTGTTTGTAACAGTTGTTGAGAAGCTGGCATCATTGCCTAAAGCTGTTGCTAGTTCTCTAAGAGTATCTAATGCACCAGGAGCAGAGTCTACTAAAGCAGCAACAGCATTGTTGACATATGTCTGTGTAGCATAACTAGTTAAACTAGAAGAGGTTAGATAAGCTTGAGATGTAACCCAAGATTGTGTAGCTGCAAGAGCTCCATTAATAGTAATAGTTCCCGAGGTAACCACATTACCCCCTACTATAAGTCCGTTCTTTACGATAAATTCATTAGACATGTCTTAGTATTTATATTTCCAAACAAATCCGTATGCTAACTTCTTAGTTCCACGAATACACTTTCCTATATGACTATCATCATAATTTAAAGTAGAAGCTATGTTTTTTATGGTAGTTGTCCATTCTCTTATTACAGAATTATCTACTGGGTTAATTTGTAATATACCACCATGATTTTCTAATAAATTCTTTTCTCTAGTGTTTAAACATGCTAATTTATAACTATCAGGTTTAATTCTATTTTTATTAGCTATTGATATTTTTTTCTTGGCTTCTTCAGAGCAAGCATAATTAGACTTTTTTGGAGCCCTTCCTTTCTTTGCTAAACTCATAAGTTGTTTTGTTTCTTCTGATCTTTTCTGCCCTAAGTGATGACTGCTTCTTTTTAATTTGGTTTCTTCTGTATCTACTCTACCAAAAGTACCATCTCCACCTGCAGTCATGTTCATACCTAAAGGATTGTTTTTGTAGAAAGTATTTAACAAAGTAATATACTCAATTTCTTTAGTAGAAAGTAAGTCGGGATTACATGTTTCTAAAACTTCTAAAGTATGGTTTTCCCAACCATACTTTTTTATACTATTGTAAATTAAGGGTTGCTTCTTACAGTTACAGTTTCTGTAACAAGAAGTTCTACTAGACAAGCACATAGTTTTACCTATGTAAACTTTTCCATTAGGGTTTGTGATTTTGTAAATTGTAGCTTGCTTCATTTTTTATTGTTTTCACTATCCAACAATGTTCATTAAAAATATTTATAACTCATTACCATCGTATAAGGATTGGCACTTGAGTTTACTGCGTTAATTCTTGCATCTGAGCCCACTAGAGAGCTTGTAAAGTTAATAGCAGTAGTTGACCCTATATCAGGTGTAGTTGTTTCAGTGTGAGCAATTGTAGGCGTTCCTGACTGATTCCAAGTAACTATAATTGTACCTGCTCTTTGGTCTGTAAGTGAGTTATTATTTAAAATGTAGTACTCAATAAAAGCACACACACCTACGCTTACGGTCTGAGCCCAAACAATAGTAGTAGCACTAGCATTAATAGTAGCAGTAGAAGACATGTGTACTACTCCGTTACCAGTTCCTATTCTTAGTTTATCTTGTACTCTTACTTGACCGTTTACATCTAAGTCATATCCTGGAGAAGCTTGGTTAATACCTACTCTGTTAGTAGTAGAGTTGTAAATAAGCGCAGAAGCTCCTGCCAATGTTCCAGAACTGTTGTATTGGACTTGTGTATCAGATCCTCCTGGAGTTGTTGTTGCTATAGTCCAACTTCTATTTGCACTTAAGTCATAACTAGTTCCGTTAATAGTAAGCGTTCTTGCTTGAGGAACATAACTTGCTGAAGCATGATTACCCCAGCCATACGCAGTATTCCAGTTAGTACTGTTTCCGCCTGTTGCTGTAATAACTCCGTTTACGTCTAATAAAGTAGCAGGAGTTGTGGTTCCAATACCTACGTTGCCGCTATTTAATACAACCAAATGCTCTGTTGATGCTCCAGCTCCAATACTAATTCTTTGTGCAGCACCGCCACCAGAGGTAGTGTATTTTATATCCATTGAATTGTCAGCAGTAGACATTCTGAATATAGGGTCTACACCATAAATATTCAACCTGGTAGCAGGACTAATACCTATACCTAAATTTCCATTTGCAAGAAGAGTCATTAATGATGCTGGATTACTAGCGTTGGTTGCTAGATACCACTCATGTACCCCCCCAGAATAGTAGGCCATCGTATTGTTATGTATACCAAAACCACCTAACCAACTCCCATCATAAAGAGTAATTTTATTTGGACCTCTTGCAATATCATTATAATCATTATTAAATATTAATCGATTAGCTGAGGTGTAAGGTGAACTATTGATGGCTCCCAAGCCCCCTACGATATATTGACTTCCGTTTTCTAACTGAAGTTTATAAGTTGGGCTAGTAGTTCCAATCCCTACGTTACCTGCATTATCTATTCTTAATCTTTCTGATCCGTTTGTAGAAAAAGCAATTGGTCTATAATTGCCAGTAGTTCTGTATGATGTACCTATGTTAAAGACGCTTCCATTAAATCCAAAATACGCAACACTTGTTGTTGCATTTTCTTCTATGTGTAAACCACCCCCATATAGACCATCAGCAACTTGTTTTACGCTTAACGTAGTATTTGTAAAACCTCCCGTAGTAGGGGTTGCTACTGTATTCATAAGAATATTACCACCAGAGGTGATACGCATTCTTTCATTTCCATTATTTGTATAGAATATATGATTTAATCCACTGAATGTGTATTGGTAGAAATCTCCTCCAGTAGTTAATCCTTGCTGATACTTTTCTAAACTATCTGTTCCAAAATGCCTTATAAGTCCAGTATTACCGTAAGAATTAGAATATAAACTTAAATTTCCATTTTGAACCTGTAGTTTATCTGACGGGCTAGTAGTACCTATACCTACGTTACCTGAACTGTTAATAGTTACAAATTGGTTTCCTGCTTGATCTCTTATTTGTAATAAACCAGCTCCAGCGGCAGTTGTCCATTTACCTATAGTATAATCAGTACCTGGAGAAGATGTAAAATGCACACCCCCAAATGACTCTGTTCCACCAGTAACTGTGTCTCTAACTCTTATTATAGTACCATAAGATCCAGGTGCTGATGTTGTATTTATTATACCACTTACATCAAGTTTATACCCAGGAGTAGCAGTACCAATACCTACGTTACCGCTGCCATTAAAATAAAGTCTTGCTGTACCTGCATTAATTGGGTCACCACCACTAGAATTACTTTGATAAATACCAAAATCATTTGCTGCTAAGTTTGTTGTTGCAAATCCCCAACTGGTAGCACCACTTGATGACCTCATTTTAAATGTTGCTACATCGGGAGTAGTTATTGTTATACCGTTGTATGTAGATGCTACAACTTGAAGTTTATCAGATGGACTAGTAGTACCTATACCTACGTTGCCTGAAGATAAAAATGTAGCTGTCGGGATATTCCATGCACCTATTGTAACACCATTATATCCCTCAATGTTAACCATACCAACAGATACACCTCCAGCCCAGCTTCTTCCAAAAGAATGAATTACACCAGTCCAATCAGAACCTTGAAAAAATCTAATGGCATTATATGATGCAGACGTTAATTGCATTTCAATACCACTTGAAGCTTGACCAAAAGTGTATAGTCCAGGGATATACAACCCCTGTGTGCTGGTTACGCCACTTACATCAAGTTTTTGACTTGGACTAGTAGTACCAATACCTACGTTGCCAGTAGTAGTAATTACCATTTGAGCCGCATTACTAGTTACAAATGCTAATGATCTAAAACTACCAGAAACAAAATAACTTGAGCCTATATAATTTGCATTTGTAATTCCATAAACACCATTACTCCCCGTATGACCAAATTCTATTCCTTCAGTAGCACCGTTCATAAAAGCAGCCATAACCGTATTGGTAGTAGGCATAGTAGCAACACTAAGATTTCCTTTTACATCTAATTTATATGCAGGACTAGTAGTGCCAATTCCAACATTACCACTAGTAGAAATAGTCATTCTATCAGTACCACTTGTAAATATATTAAGTGGGTGATTGCTTTCTGTACCTATACTACCAAATGCACCAGTATATCCAAATATTCCAATATTGACATCACTTGAAGCTCCACCAGTAAATCTTGAAATAAAACCATTTGCATTGTTAGATACATGAAGTTTATAAATAGGACTAGTAGTACCTATACCAACATTGGTTCCATTGTCAAAGATCTGAGAGTTACCTAAAGTAGTAGATCCTGTAAACTTAGAAATATAGTTAGTAGTTCCACTTGCATTGGCTGGAGTATATCCTAGCCAACCAGCAATAGTCTTGTTTACCCAAAGAGTTCCGTTAAATCCTAGTAACTCTCCGTTTACTGGTAAATTTGTTTTTAAATCTACATCATGAATCTCATTTAACTCAAATCCATTCTGTACCTTAACGAAGATTTCTCCGTTGTTAGAGTTTTTACGGGTTACTATACCAATAAAAACTAGGTGAGCAGGAGCGTACGGTTTATTTGCTAAGCCGTAAATTAAGTTTCCTCCTGTTCCCAACCATACAGGATCACCTGCTGCGCCTGCAGTTGAGGTATCTAATCCATCTAAAAGACCTTCTGTTACTACGTTAGCAAAACCATTTGTAGAAACTGTGGCATCCAAAAGACCCATAGTCTTACTAGATGTAGCCTCAGAAGCATTAGAAGCCAAACCAACAATCATGTTAGTTCCATCTGCACTAGTAACGTAGACTGCTTGACCCTTATTGATTGCTACACCAGCTTTAACTTGGTGTTGTAGTTTAGAAACATAAGGAGTTGTAATTGTCCAAGACCTATTAGCAGTTAAATCATAACTTACACCGTTAATAGTTAACGTACGAGATGTAGGAACGTAACCACTTAAGCCTATGCCAGATGTAATATCTGACATTAACTGAGCGTAGGTCCTAGTGTAAATCTGACCTTGTGCAGTTGTTCCTACAATAACATGATCCCAGCTAGCTGTGTTGGTTATTCCTGTTAAATAAACAGTCCCTGAAAGAGTGGTTAAACCTTGTATAGTTACACCACATTGATAGGTTTTGCTGCTAAGTGACTTCATGTTTTTGTTTGTAATGTAAAAAAGCTAGGGGTTTTTAGGCCCCTAGCAAAGATAATAGTTTAATTAAATTAAGCAATTTTAATCACCAATACTCTAAGAGCATTTGTAGTAACAGGAGAACAGAATCCTAAAGTAACTACGTTGATGGTTGTACGTACTACATCGCACTCTACGTTCTCACCAGTAGCTAGTTCATAAACTTGAACTATGATATCGTTAGAAGCTAAAGCGTGAGTCACTATCATGCTAGTTGCTGGAGCTGCTGGACCTGTTGCAGCATAACGCAAAGCAGCTAATCCAGAAGGAGTTACTGCTACTGTAGAGCTACTTAAAGCATTTACTTCAGCACTAGTAGCCAATTCTACAACACCTGCAGCACTTGTAGTAGCGTTTACACCACTTACAGTAATAGAAGTTGTTCCTGAACCAGCAACTGCAACACCGTTAGATCCACTGATTGTGATTCCTGTAATAACGTCACCTGCTAAATCAGCAGAAGTTAAGTATTTGATTACACCTGAGTCAGAAACCAAGTATTTGTTTCCTGTGTAAGCAGCACCAGCGTCAGCAATAGAACCTACGTGTAAAGGTTCAGTTACAGTAGACCAGTAGTCACTAGTCTCATTCCAGATGAAAGAAACGTTAGTACTTGTTCCTCTTTCTACTTCAATACCTGCGTTCTGAGAAGGAGCACTAACTTCATCTCTGTTAAGAAGAAGAATGTTATCACCGATTTCAACTGTGTTAGAGTTAACGTAAGTAATGCTACCGTTTACAGTTAAGTTACCACCAATAGTTACGGTAGTTCCGTCATCTGTAATAGTTGAGTTAGAGAATCCTGTACCGTTCCACTTAGTTAAGTAGTTGGTAGTCAATGATCCAGCACCTGTGATAGCAATATCATCAGCGTTAACTGTGATACCAGTTCCTGCACCTACTGCAAAAGAACGTGAAGCTGTAATATCTCCTCCGCCAGTTAAACCTGCACCTGCTGTCAAGATAACTGCAGAGTGATCAGTGTTACGAGTAGAAGTGGTGTCAAGAGCTACGTCATTGGCGTTTACAGTAATACCTGTACCTGCTCCAATGTTAAGAGTTACAGAAGCTCCAAGAGCAACAGAACCACCATCAGTAAGACCTGCTCCAGCAACTACAGAAAGAGAGGAGTTAACCAACATTCCGTTAGTAACACCACCTGCCTTAATGTAAAGTTGGTTAGAACCATTTAAACCAATAGAAGCATCGTCATACAGAACGTTTACGGTAATATCTCTGGTTCCGCTAACAGATATAGCGTTACCAGCTACAATTGACCTTAGATCACCTCCTACGTCTACCCAGGCAGTACCATCATAGAAGTAGATTGACTTGTCTCCA